ATACTAGAAAATGCAGGCACGAGCAAACGTTCACGTCCTAGCCTTTTCAAGATACATAGGAGAAAACTATGGCAGATTTATTATATTTTAGTAGAGATACTAAAGTCATTCTACAGAAAGGTTCTGATCGCTGGGAACTTCCTGTTTTGGATGGCTTTTCGTTCTCGCAAGCAACAAACACTTCAGAGATTACTCTGCAAGAAATGGCGGCACCTGGCGCATCCGGTACTGTTCGTCGTGGTAAGGCAATGTTTAATGATTCTCTCGCACCTGCCGAGTGGAATTTCTCTACATACATTCGACCGTTTAAATCAGCGGGCAATGGTGCTGGAGCAGCCTCTGCTGTTACAGACCATCACGCAGTTGAAGAGCTATTATGGGCAGCTTTTGTAGGCGATGCAAACTATACAAACAGTAATGCAAGCGGAGCTGTTACTAATGTAACTGTAAGTGGAGGTTCTACAGACTTACCTTCAACTACAGCGACTGGTTCAGAAGCAACTGTTGCTCAAAAAATTCGTAGCGATAACGGAGCTATTACTGTACAGTGTCAAACACAAAGTAATGGTGGCGGTTCAGGGGCATTAATTGAATTTACACTTACAAGAAGCGGTACTGGCACCAACACAGTAATTGCAACCACAATCGCAAGTGCTACCTCTAGTATTATAGAAGGCGGTCGTGGGTATGATGCTACTGATGTACTTCAAATCTCGAAAGAAGTATTCGCAGCAGCAGTAGCGGCTGATGGTCAAGTTACCGCAACAGTAACTGAACTTCTTACTATATTTGATGAAGATATTGTTGTAGATCTTGGCTCTGTTGGAGCAGGTGATGCGGCTCAAGACTTTACTGGCTTTACTCGTAACGCAGGTGATACAACTATTGACTTCGATAGCTCAAACAAAGCAACTTTAGCTGAGTTTGATATTTTCTTCATTATGGGTGCAAGACAAAGCACAGATAACACAGTTTACAAAATTGAAGGATGCTGTGTAAACGAAGCAACTATTAATTTTGATATCGAAGGCATTGCTCAAATTGACTGGTCAGGCTTTGGTAAGTTAATTACCGAACAAGGTACTACAACTCCAGCTGCAACAGTTACAGAAGGTACTACTGCTACGTCTAACTTTATTCGTAACAGACTTACTTCACTGACTTTAAATGGCAGTGGTACATCTCCTTATGCTGCTTCATATGATGTAGTTCTTACAGGTGGTAATATTACTTTCTCAAATAATATGACTTTCTTAACCCCAGATACTTTAGGGGTTGTAAATCAGCCTATTGGTCATGTAACCGGTACTCGCAGTATAACAGGTAACTTTACTTGTTACTTAGACAATGAAGATGCTACTAAGAGTGGTGAGCTATTTGAAGACTTGATTGAAGATACAGATGCTACTACTAACAGTTTTGGTCTTACTTTCAAAATTGGTGGAGAAGTTTCAACTGCTCCCCAGTTACATGTAACTATGCCAACTTGTCACTTAGAGATTCCGACTCATTCTATTGAAGATATTATATCTTTGGAAACTAATTTCCATGCGTTACCAAGCACATTAGAAGGTACTAATGAAGCAACTCTGAAGTACATCGGTCAAACTTTGTAACATAGCAAAAAATATTTCTTGACATTTATGGTCATTTCGACTATACTATGTAATAGAAAATCGAAATAAGGGGTGGTTTTCACCCCTTTTTCATTCCCAAAATTTAACAAGGATAATAAAACATGAGCGATACCCCCGTTTCTTTAGCGAGTCTAATGACTCCGAGCAAAACTGTCAGCATAGACTTTCCAGGTTATGCAGATATGTCAGTAAAGGTTTGCTATCTCGGAAGAGAAGAATTAGTAAAACTTCGTAAGAAGTGTATAAGTACAAAATTTAGTAAAAAAACTCATCAAGCAGAAGAAGTACTTGATGAAGAAAAGTTTTTAACAGAATACTGTAAGGGTGTAATCAAAGGTTGGTCAGGTCTAAAATATCGTTACCTAGAAGAGCTTCTTTTGGTAGATATATCGGCCCTTAACCCAGATGATGAACTTGTATTCACTCAAGAAAACGCAGAACTATTAATGAAAAACTCAACTGACTTTGATGCCTGGGTGACAGAGACAGTGAGCGATCTTGAAAATTTTACTGGGAACAAGTAAGGGAAATAAAATCCTTACTTGATAAATATGTAAAGCAGTCTACATCGGAAATAAATGTAGAAAAATATTTGCGTATTTGCGAAGAACTAGGACAAGAACCCGACCCCCAAAAGATGCCGCTAGAGCCTACAGATTTTCCTGTAGAAGTTCAAGTGGCATTTTTTATATTTGACCTTCTAGAAGATAACTGGGACGGTATGTCTGGAACTTACTTAGGAAAAATATGGAATACTATAGAGTACTTTTTTAACTTATACGAAATCGATGAACCCAGAACAATAATTTATATAATGAAGATGTACGAAGCGTCTTTGGTAACATACAGAGCTGAAGAAGCTCAGAGAAAAAGAAAAGCAGAAGAACGTAAAGCCTCTGCAGGCGGTGGAAAACAGTACACCCATAACGTAAAAGGCTAATGGCTAAAAATAAAGTTGAAATAGACGTAAAAGTAGACGATAAAGGAAGCACCAAAAAACTTGGCCTAGAGTCTAAAAAGGCGGCTAAAGGTTTAGATGATACTAGCAAGGGTGCAAGAACCGCAGACAGAAATCTAAAAGGTGCTGCTAATGCGTCTTCTAACACTACTAAAAACTTTTCGAAGATGTCTCAAGGTATTGGGGGTCTTGTAGGTGCGTACGCAACTTTGGCGGCTCAGGTATTCGCAGTAAGTGCTGCATTCAACTTTCTAAAACGTGCAGGGGATTTAAAAATCCTACAACAAGGTCAAACGGCTTATGCAGCAGCTACGGGTGTTGCAATGAGAAGCCTTACTCAAGATATTATTGCCGCAACAGATTCACAGATTACATTCCAAGATGCCGCGCAGGCAGCAGCAATCGGTGTGTCTTCAGGACTTAGCACAGACCAACTTACTCGACTCGGTAAAGCAGCAAAAGATGCAAGTGCTGTTCTTGGCCGAGACGTTACAGATTCCTTCAATAGACTTATTCGCGGTGTAACAAAAGCCGAACCAGAACTCTTAGATGAATTAGGTATTATTCTTCGCTTGAAAGATGCAAGTGAAGAATATGCTCGTGCCCTTAATAAAGATGCAGCCGCACTTACAACATTTGAAAAAAGTCAAGCAGTAGCCAACTTCGTACTAACACAATCTGAAGAAAAATATAGTAGAATCCTAGCAATCGTAGGTGTAAGCACAAATAAATATGCAAAACTCGGAAAAGCTTTCGATGACATCCTTAATAAAATAAAAGAGATTGCTGAAAAAGCAGCAGGGCCTTTAGCTGACCTACTTATTAATAAGCCAGAAGTTGCTTTTTTAGCCCTTGCTGGATTTATCCGCCCCGTACTTATGGCAGCTTTGCCCGGTCTTGCAAATCTTACGCAAATGACTCAAGGATTTGCAGAGGCTTCAAAGAAGTCTTTCCAAGCAGCAACAAAAGACTTAGATGCATACAATAGAGCTCTTATCGCCGCAGGCAAAGATCCTAAAGCAAGAGCAGCACTCGGTACCGAAGCTAGGTCCGGACTATTATCAGGACTGAGTGGAGTAGGTGCAAAACAGGGTTCAGTTCTCGATAAACTACGTTCAGGAGATGATTTAAGTAACAAACAACTAGGAGCGCTAAGACGACAATTAAAGTCTAAAAAAGGTGAGTTTAAAAAGTTCAACGCTGATCAGCTAAAGTCAATGGAAAAACATTTAGATGACTTACAGTTTGCAAACTCCTCCTCTACAAAGAAAATGACTGCCGACTATAATAAAATGCAAAAAGAAGGGACAAAGTCATTCCTAAAACTTAAAGCAACAGGAACTGCCGCTATGAATGGTTTGGCAAAAGCCACAACATTCGCTGTAAAAGGTATAGGCATGGCCTTTAACCTTATAGGAATTGCTTCAATGGCTGCAAGTGTATTCATGTTAGTAAAAGGCTTTATGTCTCAAGGAGAGGAGACAGAAAAGGTTGCTGTAAAAACTGATTTTCTTGGTGACAAACTAAATGACGTCACAGAAGACATGAAGCACTTTGTAGAAGTTCAGAAAGAGTTAAATAAAGAAGGGGATAATACAAAAGATGTAATCTCAGCAATAGGTAAAAAACTAGGAAACTTTTCCATAGGTCAAATAACAGACTTGTCAGGTATACTACAAGACGATTTAGAAATAATTAGAAAAATAAGAAAAGATCAATTAGAGTTGGACAAAACAAAAGATACTCTTAAAACTTTTACTAAAACTAGTGGAACATCAGGTACCGGTATACAAGTTTCAAGCAATACTGATGGAAGCTATAAATATGGACAGGGCAGAAGAGAAGAATTAGAAGAAAATTTAAGAATTAATAAATCATATGTTGAAGATAGTGAAAAATTCATACGTATTCTAAATAAAACCAGAGATAGTCTTTTAATGGACTCTGATGCTCGTTTAAGAAACAGTAAACAAGGAAAAGCACTACTCAAAGTTATCGAAGACATAAATGCAGGTAGAGAGGTAGAGGCACAAACTTTAGTGCAAGCGATAGTAGGTTTTAAAGATTTAGGATCTGCAATCGACCAAGTTACAAAACTCTCAGAGCAGAATGCAAAAGTAGGTGCAGATTTAAGAAAAAGTTTGTTCCCAAAGACAGAGCACGAAAAATATCTTGACACTCTTAGAGCACAGCTAGAACTTGAGCAAAAGATACAGACATCGAATGCACTAGAAGCGGCAAGTCAGAGGGCTAAGATTGCAGGGCTACAGCAAGAAATTACGCTTATAGAAACCTTGAATGGTATGCAAAAAAGACACGCGCTAGACAAGAAACAGGCTCAGTTAACGTTTGACCAGGAAAGACCTCTGGCCCCTATAGGGCTCGTAGAAAGGCGTAGAAGGTCGGAGTTTGATCTTCAACAGTTAAAAGACAAAAGAGCCCAGACACAAGAGCAATTCGATGCAAATAAA